CGGTACAGTGACTGAAGGTCTTAATGATCGTGCAATGCAGCAATATGCAGATGCCAAGGGTCATGCGTTAAGCCAAAACCCAAATGCTGATCTGATGGCAATGGCTGCCATGATGTATGGGGAAACCCGTGGCAAAGGTGACGCGCTGCCTGCTGGCATGAGTGCAATTAACAGGTCTATGGCTAAAGGCGTTCCTGTCAGCGATATCATCGCCCAGCCAAACCAGTATAAGGGATACAGCCCCAGTTCTGTTAAGGCAGTTACCGATCCTGGCAGCATCAAAAACCCTATTGAGCGACAAGCTGCTATAAATTCTATCCAAAAAGCTACAGACCTTATGACTGGCAAGGCCGAGGCTACACATGGTAGGGGAACACCATATGGCAGCATCACTAGCTTCAATAAGGCTACACCTGCATACAACTACGGCACTCCTAGCCAAGGGGCTGTAAAAGGAACTGCCGTTGTTGGGGAGCCTCACACTTTCTACACAGTCAAGGACTTGGCTGTTCCCCTTGCCAAAGCGCAGGCCAAGGCAGATCAAGCCGCCCGCGCAAAGGCTGAACAAGCTAAACAAGAACAAATTGCCCAGCAGGAAATTAGCTTAAAAACTGGGACTCCCGGCGGAACTGGAAGCGCAACAACCCCCACAGGGGCAACGGGTCGAGGCGCAGCGCAAGTAGCGTCTAATGACCCCGGCATTGGGGCAGGTGGGCCACTAGGCGGCACTCCTGCTGGTGGCGTTTCTGGCGGCACTGCGCCGGGTGCTGCGCCTGCGGCTCCTGCTGCACCTTCTGACCAAGATGCCACCACTGGCGTGGGATTTGGTGCTATATCGTCTCCTGCTGGCACTGGCCCTGCCCAATCTGGGGATGTGTCTAGCACTTCAAGCGCGCCGGGGACTTCTCCGGGCTCGCCGGGATCTTCTGCTACGCCGGGAAGTACACCAGGAGGAACAACCCCCGGAAGCACACCTGCTGCAACAGAAACTTTTGGAACTAGCTTGTCCGGCGTTGACCCAAGCACAGGAGCACTAATTGGAACCGTTTCGGGGCCTCCCCTTGCACCAGTGGCTCCAACGCAGCCTGAAGAGCCAGCAGATCCTGCGCCGCCAGCACCGCCAGATCAACGAACAGAGCTTGACATTGGGCCAGCATTTGGCCTTAGCCTTGGCTTGGATAAAAGCAGTGATAAGGGAGCGCAATTTGCTTCTGTTCAACCCGCAACAGTATTTGATGCAAAGGTTGATACGAAAGCCGATCCACAAGATCCAAATGACCCAAACAACCCAGATAACCCAGACAATGCAGCGCCTGCGGCCCCTGCCGCACCTGCAGCTCCAGCGACAACAAGCATCGCTGATTTTAGTCTGCTTGATTTTACGGCCCCTCCGCCGCCTCCACCTCCCCCGGAAGATCCTGATGCACCTCCTGATGGCGCACCTCCTGCTGGTGCACCACCTGCTGGCAGCGACCCCGGTACGGGTTCAGCGCCAGAAGGTACTGATCCCGGTGCAGATCCTGGAGGCGCACCAGACGGCGGCGGCCCCGGTGGAGACGGGGGCAACGGTGGTGGCAACGAAAAGCGTGGCGGCCTTGTGCAGTCTCAGCATCGCAATCGCAATATGATTGATAAAGCTTTGAAGGTTGTTGGCCGCAAGAAAGGCGGGAAAGTTTCCGCCTATCCGTTAAAGCCTGACAACAGTGATCGCAAGCATGCCGGATACTCTGAAACTGGCGGTAAAATGCAATGGATGTCCCCTGACAAGTTCTTGGAGCAATCTGAGAAGATGCAGATGGACAAGGGGGACAAAAAATCCATCAAGAAATTTAAAAAGAAAATGAAGAAGGGTAAAAAGCTGAACCCGTTGGCTTTGTACCCAAGTGGTGGTCAGGATGGCCGTCATCGTGCAACTGCGGCTGAAAAATTGGGAATTAAAAAGGTTCCCGTCATTACTTGGCCCGGAAAAGCAGAAGGTGGATCTATTGTAAATCGTGCGCTTATGGTAGCGTCAAAATCGGCAAATCGCCAACGGGGACGCCCGTAATCCTAGTGCTAGGAGTTATCATGTCTGACATGGCAAAACAGGCCCGCGCGGCCATGAAAGCTAAGGCAAATCGCCTTGGTGGTGATCGCCCCACTGAAAAAGTTGATTCGTCCTCGTGGACACCCCCAGAACTTTTAAATGCTGATGCGAAGACTGGGATGCGCCCAATCTCGCGCCGTGCATATAAGGCTGGCGGGAAAGTGCAGGGCAAGAAGGGCGCTGCTAATATGGGCAAGGCCCCACGGTCTGGCAATAAGCCCCTTACGGCTGATTCCTTTGTCAATAAGGACCTGAAGGAAGCCAATGCTGAGCGTGAAGGCGTTAAGCACATTGGTGGCTTGAAGAAGGGTGGGCGAGCCAAAAAGTTTGATGGCGGGTCAATTGACTCAGCAGCCTTAAAGGCTGCAATGGGCAACAGTCCCTTGCCTGCAAGCGTCCTTAATTCGCAAAATATGATGGACCGCGCCAAGGCGACTTCTGGTGTTCCGGTTTCGCCTTTGGCATCTCAGTCAAGGCCAGGCGCAAATAGAATGCGCCAACTTGGCGGCTTTAAAAAGGGCGGTTCTGCGGCCAAGCACGATGATGAAGCTGCCGACAAGGCGCTCATCAAGAAAATGGTGAAGCCTGAAGCTCGCACTGGCAAAAAGCATGGCGGCGAGCGCGCTGCGCGTAAGACTGGTGGCGGTGTTTTTGACGGCCCTAGCTATCCTGGCAAGGTGCCCGGTGTGGTTCCGGGCGGTCGCAGCCCTCATGCTGCTGGCGGCAAGGCTGGCAAGGGTAAGGACAAGACCAACATCAACATCATCATTGGTGCTGGCAAACCTGCTGGCGCTGGGGACATGATGCATCCTAATCCGATGGGTGGGCCGACTAAGCCTCCCGGCATGGATGGTCCTCCCGGCGCTACGCCTGTGCCAGTGCCGCCTCCTGCTGGCTCGCCTCCTATGCCTATGCCTATGCCAATCCCAATCCCAATGGGTGGCGCTGGCGGGCCTCCTCCCATGCCACGTAAATCCGGTGGACGGGCTTATCGCTCGTACAAGGATATGGATGCCGGTGCTGGCGGTGGTGAGGGACGCTTGGAAAAAACTGAGATCGCAGCCAAGACGGCCAAGATCAACAAGGGGAACTACTGAGTTTGCAGCCAAGGCGCGCTTAGGCTGCAAATTGGGTGGAGATGCGACCCCCCTTCGTGTCTCCACCCTCCAATCATAAGGGGGAACTGCTAGGGGGCAGTTATGAAAACCACATATCAAGCCTACTACCAATATGAGCTACAGAAACTGATCAACGAGAATATCGAGAGACTTAAGGAAGATCTCGTAAGCTCTTATCAAATCGAGGGTTTTGACTTTTCGGGCTACCGACACCAAGTAGGTAGGGTCGAAGGACTTCGCCTAGCTCTCCAGCTTTGCGAAGATGCAGAAGCCATTGTGAATGGCAAAGAGTAGGGGGATTAAGCATGCCGTATATGCAGATGGATCATGAAACCGATCCCGCACAAAATCTCAAAAATGACCTGGGGGACATTTCTGAGGTTGAAGTGTTCAACAATCAAATACTGGTGGCGGTCTACATCCGCCCTCAGAAAACAAGAAGTGGTATCATTTTAACGGATAAAACGACTGAAGAAGACCGTTACCAGTCTAAGGTTGGTTTGGTGATCAAGAAGGGTCCGCAAGCTTTCCTCGATAAGTCTGGTGAATGGTTTAAGGGCGTAGAAATCAACGAAGATGACTGGATCGTGTTCCGTCCGTCTGACGGCTGGAGCATTGTCGTCAACAATGTCCTGTGTCGCATGATTGACGATGTCAACATCAAGGGTCGCATCAGCCACCCTGACCAGGTCTGGTAAGGAGAAAACCATGTCAGAGACTGAAGAAAAACTTGAGTTCAAATTAGATGATGCCCCCAAGATGGAGGCACCAAAAGAAGGCGAGCCGGTTGTCGAAATTGTCGATGAGCCTGTAGTTCCGGGCGAGGAAAAGCCCGGTAAGGATGTCGATAAAGCTTTGAAAAAGCTTAATAAAAAGCTTGAAAAAGAACGCAAGGCTCGCGTTCAGGCCGAAACAGTTGCTAGGCAAGCCTCCGAGCAGGCTCGCCTTCTCCATAATGAGGCCAGCGATAGCAATCTTCATCTTGTCAGTGGAGCTATTGAGTCCGTAAAGCGCGATCAGGAGATCCTGAAATCTCATCTTCGCGATGCTATGGCCATTGGCGATTATGACAAGGCGGCTGATCTGCAAGAGCAGATGACTGCCAACATTACAAACCTACGCCAACTTGAGCGTGGTTTTGAGGAAATGAGGCAGCAGCCACGGTTGCAGCCACAGGCTCCTACTACTTCTGAGGTTGATGTTGATTATCTTATCAACAACGTCACCCCCAAATCTGCGGAATGGTTAAAGAAAAATCGGGATCATATCGCCGATGCTCGATCCATTCGCGTCATGAAGAGAGCCCATGAAGATGCTGTAGATTTTGGTATTGCGCCTGAATCTGACGCTTATTTTCAGTTCGTAGAGAACCGGATGGGCATTGGTGGGAAGAAGAAATCAATCCCGGAAGTGGATAACGTCATGTCATCAGCATCTTCTTCAACCCAAAAGCGCTCCGGGCCTCCTGCGGCCCCGGTTTCGCGCCAGCCAATTGATTCGCCGCATCGTCCGGGGGTTATTCACCTGACGGCAGCCGAGGTTGAGGCTGCGCGAATCAGTGGGATCACGCCCCAAGAGTACTACAGAAACAAAATGCGTGAATCTAATCGCTAAACTAAGGAGAAAACCATGTCTGATACACCAACAGCAATCAAACGTCGCGGTCGTCCGCCCAGAACCCAGCCTGTCGAGCCTGCTGCCGACAATAATATGCCTTCGGAGGCATATGTTACGGAAGCTTCTGGGCTTTCTCCTGCATCTGAGCGCCCATCCATGCGCCCATCCATGCGTGAAGAAGACCCCAGAGTAGCTGCCGCCCGCCGTGCTGCGGAAATTCGCGGCCATTTGGGCAATACCGAAGACAGTATGGATAAGTTCCGTACTCCTCCGGCCCCTCCCGGCTGGGAATATGAGTGGAAGCGCCGCCTTCTCCTTGGTCAGGAAGATCCGTCATATCAGGTAGCGCTTGCGCGGATGGGTTGGGAGCCTGTTCCGACATATCGTCATCCTGAAATGATGCCCTTGCAAGGAAATCATCCGACAATTGAACGTGACGGCATGATTCTCATGCAGCGTCCGGGTGTAATTTCGGATGAAGCTCGCGCTGCGGAATTATCTAGGGCTCGAAACCAAGTTCGCGTGAAAGAACAACAGCTTAACGCGACACCTGACGGCACTTTGACCCGCGATCATCCCAGTGCCCGGCCCCAAATTAAAAAGGGTTACGAGCCGATTGCGGTTCCTGAGAGCTAAAATTAACGAATTAAGGGGCTGGTTAAAAACCGGCCCCTTTACATTTGTGATTTATAGTTGTAATTTTTCCATCGAAGCCTAACCAGGCTCATCTGTCCCCCGGCGTGGACAGTCAACTTTCCCGGTTCTTAGTCGCCCCGGTGCGCGATGATGAGCTTCCTGTAAAAAGGAGATTCCGTCATGGCGAGCAATACTAATGCGCCTTTCGGTTTCCGTCAGTATCAGGGCACGGGCTCTGCTCCTACTTATGAGCAGGTCACTGTCCAGCTTCAGTACAACGCTACCAACATCTTCTTTGGCGACCCCGTAGTCGCGCTGACCGATGGTACTTACACGCAGGCCTCCAGCAACTCTGCTGCGAACGGCGTTGGCGGTATCTTCACCGGCTGCAAGTATCTTTCGGTTTCGCAGAAGCGTACCGTCTGGTCCAACTATTGGGGTGGCAGCGATGTCGCTTCTGGCAACTACGTCGAAGCCTACATTGTCAACGATCCGAACGCCAAGTTCATTGCCCAGTCTGACTCGACTGGCCTGACGCTTGCTGCGGTCAACGCCAACATTGGCTTTGCAATTGGCACTGGCAACACTGCTTCTGGCATCTCCGGTGCGTATCTCGATACGACCACCATCAACACCACCAACACACTGCCCTTCCGTGTGATCAGCCTCGTGCTTGATCCTCCGGGGTCGAACGGTACGAATGCCGGTGCGTATAACTACGCCATCGTCGCGTTCAACAACGTTGCGACCAAGCAGCTTACTGGCATCTAAGGAGTAAGGACCAATGGCTGTCAATCTCAGTTCCATTAAAGACCTTCTCCTCCCCGGTCTCCGTGGTGTGGAAGGCAAGTACGAGCAGATCCCTGCGCAGTACGACAAGATCTTTAACAAGCATGAGTCGAAGATGGCTCTTGAGCGCACTGCTGAAATGCGCTTCTTGGGTCTCGCTCAGTTGAAGACTGAAGGCGGTCAGACTGCCTTTGATAACAACGCTGGCGAGCGTTACGTGTACAACCAGGAGCATACTGAAATTGCTCTCGGCTACGCGATCACCCGCAAGGCGATTGACGACAACCTGTACAAGACCCAGTTCATGCCCTCGAACCTTGGCCTGATTGAATCCTTCCATCAGACCAAGGAAATCTATGCGGCGAACATCTTGAACACTGCCCAGACCTACAACTCTGCGGTTGGCGGCGATGGTCAGGCTCTCTGCTCGTCTTCGCATCCCATCGACGGTGGCACTGTTGCAAACCAGCCTTCTACTCAGGTTGACCTGAACGAGGCTACGCTTCTCAACAGCATGATTGCGATCCGCACGAACTTCAAGGACCAGGCTGGCCTGAAGATCTTCGCCCGTGGCCGCAAGCTCATCGTTCCCCCGCAGCTTGAGCCGGTTGCTATCCGCCTGACGAAGACGGAACTGCGCCCCGGTACTGCGGACAATGATGTCAATGCCATCATGATGACGGCGGGCGGTCTTAGCGACGGCTACATGGTCAACGACTTCTTGACCTCGGCCTACGCTTGGTTCCTCCTGACCAACATCGACGGTCTGTCGTACATGGAGCGAGTGAAGTTCGAAAGCGATATGCAGGTGGATTTTGTCACTGACAATCTGCTTGTTAAGGGCTACGAGCGCTA